GTTCGGCCAGCACCTGGAGAACGCCCGCAAGAAAGCCGCCCGCCTGCTGCGTGCACAAAGGAATCTAACCCGGGGTCTAGAAGACGGCCGCGCCAGGCTCAGGGAGACAGGTGTCGACACCGACAGGCTGGGCGACGAGCAGCGCCGCCTGGCTGCCGATACCGAGCAGGCCACCGCCGCCCTTAGAGCTCAAGCTGCTCAATTAGAGCGGCTCCAGGCCCGGCAGCGGGCGCAAGCCCGCACCCGCGCAAACTACCAACGCGCCCAACAGGCCCGCGCCAACATGGCCGCCACCGGCGCCGCCGGACTGGGCACCGGCGTCGGCCTCATGGCCGCCATTCAGCGCACCATGCAGCCCGGCCTGGCCTTCGACCAGGGCATGTCCAAGGTGGCCGCCCTGGCCCGCATCGAGAAAACCAGCGCGGCCTACCAGCAGCTGCAAAAACAGGCTGAGGCCCTGGGCGAAACCACCAGCTTCAGCGCCACCCAGGCCGCCGAAGGCATGGCCTTCCTGGCTATGGCCGGCTTCAACACCAACCAGATACTGCAGGCCACGCCGCAAATGCTCAGCCTGGCCAAGGCCGCCGGCGAAGAACTTGGCATGACGGCGGATATTGCCTCTAACATCCTGTCCGGCTTCCGCCTGGAGGCCAGCCAGATGGGCCGCGTGTCGGATGTGCTTACCGCCACCCTGACCCGCTCAAACGTCAATCTGGCCCAGCTCGGCGACACCATGAAATACGTCGCCCCGGTGGCCACCCAGGTGAACGCCAGCCTGGAAGAAACCGCCGCCATGGCCGGCCTGCTGGGCAACGTCGGCCTGCAGGGCAGCATGGCCGGCACCGCCATGCGCGCCATCTACCAGCGCCTGGCCGCGCCGCCCAAAATGGCCCTGGACGCCATGCAGGACATCGGCCTAAAGGCCACGGACGCCGCCGGCAACCTGCGCGCCGTGCCCGAGATCCTGGCGGAGATCGGCCGCAAGACCGAAAACATGGGCAACGCCCAGCGCGCCGCCATCTTCAAGCAGATTGCAGGCATGGAAGCCGGCGCCGCCTTCGCCGAGTTGGTGGCCCAGCAGGGTGCTGCAGGTATCGAAAAATTCGCCGCCGTGCTCAAGGGCGCCGGGGGCGAGGCCGACCGCGTCGCCAAGACCATGGGCGACAACGCCGCCGGCGACCTCAAGGCCCTGCAATCCGCCAGCGAGGCCGCCGGCATCGCCATCGGTCAGCTGGTCAACACCGAACTGCGCGGCCTTATTCAATCCGTCACCGTAGCGGTGCGCGGCTTCAAGGCCTGGGTGGCGGAAAACCCCGCCCTGGCCAGCGGCCTGCTGAAGGTGGTCACCGGCGTAGCCGTACTGGCCGGTGGCGCCGGTGCCCTGGCCATTGCCGCCGCCGGCATCCAGGGACCGTTCGCCGTGCTCAAATTCACCCTGGGCAGCCTGGCCATTACCGGTCTGCCCGCCCTGGTCACCGCCTTTGGTGTACTCAAGGCCGCCCTGCTGGGCCATCCCGTGTTCGCCCTGGCCGCCGTCCTGGCCACCGGCGCGGGCCTCATCATCGCCAACTGGGACAAAGTCTCCCTGGCCCTGGATCCGGTATTCAAGGCCCTCGAAGGCATGGCTGAATCCGTCCGGATACGCTGGCAGGGCCTGATTGACTGGGTGGCCGCCATCCCGTCGCGCATGACCGACCTCGGCGGCCAGATCATCAACGGCCTGGGCGCGGGCATCGATAGCGCCTGGGAGTCGGTAAAAGCCAAATTCCAGGGCATACTGGACTGGCTCCCAAGCGCGGTGAAAGAAAAACTCGGCATCCACAGCCCCAGCCGCGTGTTCGCCGGTTTCGGCGCCAACCTGCTGCAGGGCCTGGGCATGGGTATGGACCAGCAGACCAAGCCGGTAATGGGCCGAATGGCCGCCCTGGCCAACAACATGAAGCGCGTAGGCGCCGGCCTGGTGCTCGGCGCCGGCATCAGCGGCGCCGTGGCCGCCGGCCCGGCTATCGCCCCCCACGCCACGGCAGCCCCCACGACAGCCCCGGCACAGGGTGGGGATATCGTCATCCACGTGCATGCCGCCCAGGGCCAGAGCGCCCAGGAGATTGCCCGCGAGGTGGCGCGCCAGCTTGAGCAGGCCCGCCAGGGCCAGATCCGCGACCAGCGCAGCCAACTGTACGATTCAGACTAAAGGACCGAACGCATGACCATAACCGCCGCCTGCCTATACACCTACCTGGCCCTGGTGACCAGCGTGTACGACGCCGACACCATCACCGTGAACGTGGATCTGGGCATGAACACCTGGCGCCACGACGTGAAAATACGCCTGGCCCGCATCAACGCCCCGGAGGTGCGCGGCCCGGAACGTGATCAGGGATTAAAGGCCCGCGACTGGCTGCGCGGCCGCATCGACGGCCAGCAGATCATCCTGCGCACCCAGCGCGACAAGAAAGGCAAGTTCGGCCGCTGGCTGGGTGAAATATACCTGGACGGCGAAAACCTCAACGACGCCCTGGTGAACGCCGGACATGCCGCTTATAAAACCTACTAAAGGGAATCACCCAATGAACGACCAGACCCGCGTACACCTCACCGAGGCCCGTGCCCAACTCCAAGGCCTGGAGCACCTGCTGGAAAATATGCCGTTCGACCAGCCTTTGGAAAAACTCACTCCGGACGGACTGCGCGCCCTGCTGCGGCCGGTCGGCGAACACCTGGATAGCGCTATAAGGCACGATTAACGACTGCCTCACCCGTCCTTGCGAAACAAGGAATTACAGATGAACGCCGGAAACACTGATACCAGTAAAGAGCAAAACGATTTCCCGCAAGGTCGGGTGCAGGCTTTTGTTGGGAGGCGCGTGGTATGTGCGGCATGCCGCCACGACACAGGAATGCTTGTTCTCGGTGCGCGGCACTGGGATGAGTTGATGATTACCAATACTCCTGACGAGTATACCGAACCATCCTGGTGGACACAGGGGTTTATCGACCAGCGTGGCGAATTCCTGGACAGACAAGAGGCATGGAAAGTGGCTCATTCTGCAGGGCAAATAATCCGCAGGGTGGGTGGTGACACGAAAGACGGCGGCACTCTCTACAGCGAGAACCTGTATTGAGTCCGCCCAACGATTTAGCTCACCGGCGCAACAACCGAACATGGAGAACACGACAATGACCGATAAAGCCACCAAACCAGACGCCAGCGATGGACGCGAAGCGTCCGAGTGCAGCGCCTTGTTATCTTCCGCTTCTGAATATATCGATGCCTTGGAACGGCGGCTTGCTGCCGACTTCAATGACTCGTGGAATTGGTTGCGACCAACTGACAACGAACTGGCCGGAAAGAAAGGCGCTTGGTTGGCAAATAAGTCTATTGCCGAACTTAAAGGAAGATAACAGGGAGTATCCCGCCGCACAGTCCGATATACACAAGGAGAAACCACGCCGTGAGCAACGCATCCCTAATGGCCCTGGGCGGCTTCATCTTCCAGCTGACCAGCGCCCCGCTCGACCAGATCCAGCGCACCCACCAGCCCCGCTACGCGGAAAACCAGCGGGTGGGTAAGCGGCCGGCCTATCAATTCCTAGGCCTGGGCGAAGAACCCATGACCCTGTCCGGAAGGCTGCGCCCGGAAATTACCGGCGGCCCCAGCTACCTGCAGGTGCTCAAAGACATGGCCACAAGCGGCAACGCCTGGGTGCTCTTGTCCGGCACCGGCGCCGATCTGGGGCTGTGGATTATCACCAGTGTTAAGGAAACCCTGTCCGTATTCCACACCAACGGCCAGGCCCGATCGATAGACTTCGAGATAACATTGAAACGCATCGACGACGACGACACCGCCCGCCTGGGCAACATCACCGGCGGCCTGCAGGGCCTCACGGTCTCATGAGCAACAGCACCCCCGTGCCCATGCCCGACTGGCGGCTAAGTGTCGATGCCGGAGACATCACCCGCATGGTGTCCGACCGCCTGGTAGAGCTCACACTGCAGGACCGACGCGGCATGGAGGCCGATACCCTGTCCCTTGTGCTGGACGACGCCGACGGCCTGCTGAACATCCCCAACCGGGGGGCGAAAATCGAATTTCATCTAGGCTGGCAGGGCGAACCCCTGCGCAACATGGGCAAATACACCGTGGACGACATCGCCCACGAAGGCCCGCCCGACCGCCTGCGCATTACCGCCCGCGCCGCCAACTTCCGCGACGAATTCAAGGTGGCAAAAGAGACCGACTGGGACGACTACACACTGCAGGACATCATCGACTTTATCGCCGGTGACCATAACCTGGCCCCGGCCGTATCCCCGGCCCTTGGCGCCATCCACGTGCAGCACCTGGACCAGACCAACGAATCCGACGCGCATTTCCTCAGCCGCCTGGCCAAGCGATACGACGCCATCGCCAGCGTGAAACACGAAAAACTGTTGTTCATCCACAAGGGCCGCGGCCTGTCCGCCGGCGGCGCCGCCCTGCCCACCCTGGTGATAGACCGCACCGAGCAGGACCAACACCACTATGAGGAGACCGATCGAGAATCCCGCTACACCGGCGTGAAGGCCTTGTGGAGCAACCCCGCCAGCGGCCGGCGGGAATTCGTCGTGGTGGGCGCCGACGGCTACCTGCGCACCCTGAAAGACCCCTACCCCACCGAAGCCGAGGCCACCGACGCCGCCAACGGCGAATGGGGCCGTATCCAGCGCGCCAAGGCCCTAATGAGCATCACCCTGGCCAAGGGCCGCGCCGACCTGCAGACAGAATACCCGGTGCGCCTCACCGGCTGGAAACCCCACATTACCGCCCACGCCTGGGTGCTGGCCCAGGCCACCCACAAACTGACGCCAAGCACAGGCTACACCACAAGTCTGGAACTAGAAGTCAAAAAAGCGGACGGCTGATCCTTGTCAGGCATCTTCCGCCCGTGCTGCAGCGCAGCGTATCAGGGTAAAATACGCTGGTGGATTACGGCGTTAGCGATGAATGACCGAAGGCCTTTGGATGGATCACAAGAGTTTTACCGCCGCATAGACGGCATTCTCGAAGAGGCCGCCGGGCCGCGCCCGGTCAGCGCCAGCCAGCCCGAAATCGTCCATTTCCTAGAAACGCTGTTAGAGATAGCCAAGGCCGGTAACCTCCCCGAAATCGCCGGCTTCGCCCGCATTGGCAACGGCGACCAGCACTTCTTTCTGGTCGATGACCTTTCCACCATGCCGGAACGCCTGCTTAGCCTGTGCGCGACCGTTTACTGCTATCCGCGCTCTCCGTGCCACCATCCTGCTGCTGATAATCCCGATACGCCGCCTGCCGATCCCGAACCATAGCCTCGGCCAGCGCATCCGGCACATACACAAACCCCTGCACCGCCTGCGGCTGCACATCCAGCAGCGTGCGATACGCCGCCCGCTTCTCCGCTGATTGGCTCTGATACGCCGCCAGCACCGCCGCATCCTCCGACGACAAGCCCGACGGCTCCCCGGCGGCCACCTGCCGCAACCGCTCCAGCATGCCCGACTCCAACGC